GGTGTTCCTGCTAGGTCTCCCGCGCTGATAGTACGATTTGCGAGATATGCACTTACCACATCTTGTTTGTTACCATCCTCATACAATATATCAACTATTGCTTCAGCCTTATCCTCATCTCTCGATGTAAGGTATTTTTTAACTCTTTTCTCAATAGCTGATTCAAACTCCACATTTCGCCTCATTAAAAGATTGATTTTTGCAAGAGTTTTTGGTGATATGACAACCAATGGATCGGATAAATTTGTTATTAGTTGATCCTTTGTCATCTCTACTACTTGTGCTGGTTCTTCAGCTTCAATTACTTGAGTAGAAGCCTTTTTTGTAAAATCAGGCATCTCATCAATACCATTCTCAGTTAAAACTTCTTGTAACACTTTTAATTCACTCTTAACTGTAAACTTACCATTCTTTACTGTAGGAAAGCCCTTTGGTAGTCTATACGACCACTCAGCTATAATATCATCCCAATTTATATTTTTCATTAATTTTGTTTTATATTCTTACTTCTTAAAATTATAAACTACACAATCTCACAACTTCCACCTCCACACGCAACTGAATCCTTCACGTCTGTATTATCTTCTAATTCCATCACTTGTGTCAAATCAATAGCAGTTAAATGTTTCATCATTTCTTCGTACTCCTCCTTCGTGCAATCAGTAAAGGGTGCTTGAACATAACTACCTCCATCGTAGTTCAACACAGATAACCCATTGTAGTGTTTTCTATTCTTCCACATCCAATCACCTGCCATCTCCCACTCATCCTCTCTCAGAGAGACAGTTGCTGATACATTATGCGCATTGTTTCCTGTTCTATGTCCAGGTTTGATCCACTCTGTGTGTACCTTTTTAATTCGCTCTAATAAGCTAAACGGTGATTCTGTTCTTAAGATTGCTCCTTCTGGTGCTTTTTGTGGAATCGATATCACTGCTGTATCGTGTGGTCTAAAGTAATCATCTTCTAGAAGGGCTGGGTGATGTGCTGCTAAATAACCATATAGCGATTCGTTCTTTCCAACTCTAATTCTACGGATGTAATAGTCATTATGCCATGCGTGTATTCCTGAAGAAGTACCTAATGTCAATGATGTTGTTCCTGCTGGCTTTACTGTTGTTGTACGAGCTGCTTTATTAATTTTTAAGATTGCAGCTACTCTTTCATTCTCTTTCTTTACAACCTCTGCTGCTGCTTTCATATCATATCCTAGTACTGTACCGGATCCAATTCCTGTCATAGAGACACCAATCAAAGCATCCTTTTCAGTTGTACGTTGCCAAATTGGACGAAGGTAATGGAAGTCTGTGTATCCAGCTTGTAGTGTTCCAATGAACGCAGCTGCTTTCATTCTGTTTTCAAAATCCTCTTGAGATTCAATATCCGATGCATTTACTTCGCATAAGTTACAGAATTGGAATGGACGTAGAGCAATCTCACAGCATGGATTAGTTCCCCAGTCTTTATCGTTTGTTAAGTAGATTCCTGGCTCACCAGCTCCTGATAACTCAACTCGCTTCCAAATATCTAAGAAAAACTCTTGTGTTAGTTTGTGTCTTAAAAGGGCTGCTGAGTTATTTGCTCTACCTCTTTGTGGATTATTTTCCCACCAGTTGCCTGACTTACAAGACATCATCTCATTATCATCTGCACTGAATAAACTTATTAGTGCTGCTCTTCGGATACCACCAGCTAATACTGCATCAGCAATATGACATATCATATCATGCACTTCAATTGGTTGTAGTTGATCTCCGTTTTGTTTGTTATCTAAAATTCCTTGTACTTTTAATATACACTCTTTTAATGGTTGTGGGCCTGGAGCTTTTCCTCCCGATGTTACTAACCTCGCTCCCTTTGGACGTATATCAGAAAAATCAAATCGTAACTTAGATCCTCCATTAAAGTAAGAACTCACTAAAGCCTTTACAGCATCTGCCCATCCTTCAATTGAATCAGCAATTAAGAAACGTCTTGATCTTAATTGATTTGGTTTTCTGATCTCAGGCAATTGATCTATGTGATGTTTTTGTACAGAGTATCCTACACCAGTACCTCCTAATAATAGGAACATAGTTTCTCCAAATGCTCTAATATCATCAATAGGCAAATAAGCGCAGTTGTAGATTCTATTTGGTGATATGTCAATTGGCTTACCTGCAAATTGCATCGATCTCATAGATGGTAATACTTTTTTGCTATAGACATACTCATACGCTTGTTCGATTTCATCAGCAAGTTGTGGGTATTTTTTTAAATGCATTTGCCTGTTTCGAGTAACTAATTCGTGCCAAGACTCTCTTCGATTTAATTCCGGAATAAATTTTGTATATTTTAAAAAGATAGTGATATCGCTCAATATCTCATTAGATAATGTCATCATAGATGTGTGTTAAATTAAGTATTAGTAATGTGGACTGTGTACATAAATATATGCATTTTTTCGTTAAAACGGTCGTTTTCTTATAAAAAACTATTTAATTCATTAAATTTATTTGCTAGAGCTGATCGGATTACTGCATCGTCTCCTTGCATAATTTTCTTAGTTGCTTGACCTAGTAAAGTACTTTCTTCGTATATTTCAATACTACACACAGACATATTCATCTTGCTAGGGAAGGTTAAACCATCTGGACCGAATCTGTTTTTAATAATATGCCATCGACCGGTTCCGCTAATCTTATCTGCTGTCTTTCTTGATAGTGATACAACAAAATCTGCTACCATTACCTTTGTGTACGACTCAGCGATCTTATCTGCTTCAATAACCTCCTGCTCAGCTGCACTTCTATTAGCTTGACTGGCTGTCCACATTGGAACTTGATACTGTCCTGCTAGACCTCTCAGCTCTTCATAGATTCCTCCTAGAACTTGATCATGTCGTGCATTCTTATTTGTACCAGTATCTCGTAATAAATCTGCGTAATCAATAAATACAATGTCAGGAGTTATTCCTTGCATGATACACTTATCGATATGTGCAGCAATAGTGTTGACGGTAGCCGTCTTTGTTGGATAGTATTTGATTACTAGATTGCCTTTTAATTTTGCTACTGCAGCCTCTACCTCCTCTTTGTGGTATTTTAGATCTTGAGTAGGTATTCCAGTAAAGTAGCTATCGAATCTTCCACCCACATATGTGTCTGAAAGTTCTAATGTGTAGTAGTTAACATTAAGTCCTGCTTTTGCGCACGCTGCTGCTGCATTCACTAATGCCATAGATTTACCAATACCAGCTGGTGCTACAAACACTCCCATTTCTCCTGCTCCTAATCCACCATCCATTACAGCATTGATTACATCCCATGGAGTTGGTACTACCTTACGATTGTTTTGCTCAAAACGTTTTTCTACGTGATCAACATACTCATGGCCAATATCCTTATCTGCACCAGCCTTCATTGCTTCATCAATCTCTACCTTTATTGCATCATACTGCCCTAATTGTAGTAATTGTACAGAAGCTAGTATTGCTGTTTTTAGTTTTTGATTCTTACAGAAATCTAGAGTCTTGTCTTTTATGTATGTGAGATCTTCTGCATCAGCTTGTCTTACAATATCTTTAAGTGATTCTATTACAGTGGTCTTGAGTACTGGTGTTTCTATAAGATCTATCTCAATTTTGAATACGTCAAGAGATGGTGTATTTTTATACTCACTAAAGTACTTGAGTATGGTAGTAGCAATCCACTGATTAGCTTCAGATGAAAAGTAGCTTGGCTCTATTATGTCATGTATCTGCTGTAAGTATATTCTATTCTTAAGCAGTACTGCTAATAATTTATTCTGAAAACCTGCTCCATATAACTGAAACGTATCTTGGATACCCATATTGTAACTATACTATAAATTTTATTATTAGACAACTTAATCAGTAAATTGATTTAGCTTTGTGGCAATGTCTCGTATCCACATTTCGGGGTTCTTTATTGAAGACGACATACCATCCTCAATTAGTAGTTGGTGAAATTTAATCTTTGATAGCTTTGGACTTGACTTTTCCATTGCACTAGTTGCTCTCAGCTTGATTGAAGCATTAAGCAGACTCTCATGTAACTGCATAATAGTGTAGTACAGTCTTATATTCTCCTCATCGTCAACCACAGTTTTATACACCTTCACTTTAGAGTCTTTTGCTAAAGATTGAGAATACGTAAAGAAATCATCTAACGACATAGGCTCTGGTTCGCTTAACCTAGGAAACCTTTTTAAGATCGTCTTTGGTGCTAAACCTCGTGCGCCTGGAATATTGTCAGAGCTATCTCCTGCTAATGCTCTAAATATAGAAAAGTTCCATGGATATACACCATACTCACTAAACACATCATCAGCATAGTATAGCTTCTTCTTGGTAGGACTCCATACGTGTATATTGTTTTGTATCAACTGTAGGAAGTCTTTATCGGAAGACATTATAAATGTGTGAGATTGTTTTGGTAGAAAATACTCATTAGCAACATAAGCAATGATATCATCTGCCTCAGCATTATCTAGAGTAATAACCGTCACCGGTAAAATTTCTAAATAATCGATTAATCTGATTAACTGCTGAAGTTGGTTGTCTTCCTTATCGCAAGTTTCTGATCTATTAAGCCTTATACTCACTTTGCGATGAGCTTTGTAATCTGGAAATAGTTTTCGTCTCTTAGCTGATCCGTCCTTACCGTCAAACACTATAACTACTCTAGTAGGGCTAATAGTTTTAATAGCATGTCCAATGCTCAGGAGAAAGCCGGAGATTCCTCCGACGTGTTCTCCATTTGCATTTAGAGCTGGGCTAACTGAATAACTTCGGATGAACGTATTCAAACCATCTATTATCAAAACCCTATCATCTCTATTTGTTGACTGATCCTCTTCACGTAACTTTAGCTGATTAAGTAATGCAGCGTATTTGTTCTTTATCATATATCTGACATTTCACTACTATCAATTTCAAGATCCTCTGCGTCAATATTGCTTTGTGATTTGTAACTTGATACAGAACTAGTTTCTAAAACACTCTTGCAGTAATCTCTCACATCATCTCTCTCTCGCAGTATCTTCTGCCAATCCTTAGATTGAAATCTAACTACCTCTCCAGTATCTTGTATTATTAATTCATACCAAGCACCGCTATTGCTTATTGCTTTCACCTTTTTAAGTGCATCTAACCAGCTTGCGTAATCGTCAATACCAGAATCAAAATAGATATTAAAGAGTGCTTTTTTGAAAGGAGGACCGTAGCGGTTCTTAACAACTTGTGCTTCTGTTTGTACTCCTATGATTTCACCCTCCTTATCTTTAAGTTTCCCCATTGACTTGAGTCTAACTCTGCAGCTTGCGTGAAACGGTAACGCTTTACCTCCACTAGTAGTATATTTGTCACCAAACATTGCTCCTAGCTTTTCTCGTAGTTGATTTGTAAAAGCTAAGATAACTCGCTCTTTGCCTATCAAGTTTGTAATCTTACGAAGTGCTTTAGACATAATGATTGCTTTTGATGTAGCCCATCCGTCCTTTTCATAGTCAGCCTCTTGTTCAATCTTTGTAGTAGCTGCTGCCACTGAGTCAACAACAATTGTTACTAACCTATCCTTACTCGTATTACGAATACTTACAATAAGCGTTTCAATAGTTTCAAATATATCCTCAATGGTATCTAATGGAATGTAAAGCATATTCTTAACATCAACTCCAATAGCAGTTAAAAACTCCTCACTCAAAGCATTCTCAGTATCAATATAGACAGCGATGCCGCCTTTCTTCTGAGTGTTTGCTAATAGGTGTGCCATGATTAACGACTTGCCTGATGCTTCTAATCCAGTAAACTCTGCAATACGTCCTACTGGTAATCCACCGTCAGGTCTATTAGATATAGCAAGATCCAAAGTAGTTGAACCGGTTGACACCCACTCGCTAAGATCAGCTTGAGTATCCTCACTACCTAGAAAGTGTACGGCTTTAAAGTCTTTAAACTTCTTGTTTAGACTATCTGCTAACTTTTGAGCAAGTTCGTCCCTTCCCGCTATTTCATCGGGTGTAACCTTTGTCTTTGTCATTACTATTATGTGTTAAATAACTCACCAAACGCATCAGCGATGTCGTCTGTTGTTGTTACAGTTTTAGCTGAATTGTTTAATGAAGATGATCTAGTTGTAGTTGTTGTGCCATCTGCTTCGTTATTAGTTTCTGGATCTAACCATTTCTTTAACTCTTCTGTCATCTCATCATAAGACAATTCTGTGAATAGTTTAACTAACTCTGTTTGATCATTTACAATTGCAAGTGCAATTGATTTATCCTCAGTTGCAGGAGTAGTGTTTGGTTTTACTCTTATTGCGTATGATGGATATCCTCCCTCTTTGTCTGGTGCAGTACACTCAAGTGTGATGTCACGACCATTCATTAAGTCTGTAATGTCTCCGTAATCTGGATCTGCAATAACTCCTAAAAGCTCTGTATAGATCTTTTTACCAAAAGCATAGAACTTAACTCCTTCGCTTTCTTGTCCACGTACGATAACTGGAACATAACAACGGAATTTAGGTTCAATTTTACGACCTAATTTCCAGTCTTCTTTATCTCCACTTTTTTTAAGCTTTTCTGAAAACTCAACAATTGGGTCAGGCTTTCCGAAGCTAGTAGGTGATAGAATAGTTTTCTTTCCTATTTCATAGTGAAAGTATAATTCTTGAAATGGATTTGATTTATCAAACGCATAAGGTACAATACGAATTTGAGATTTTCCTACTGGTGGTTTCCAAAATAAATCAGAATTTTTTCTTCCAGCTGAGTTTGATTGAAGCTCTTGAAGCTTCGCTTTGATTGCATCTAAGTTTAGTGCCATTTTGCTTTTTTGTTTTTAGGTTTATACTGTGTTAAATTGTCGAACTAAGTATTGAATGTATATGTGAGCAGTTGTTGTTTTTTAAATTATGCTCTGTGTACCATTTCTGACTTAATCCTTTGACTAAATATATGATTTTTTTACCGTTATTACAACTCTTTTATACTAATTAATCGAAATAAACCATTTCGATCTGATAACATTAATTTGTTTCTGTACTGTTCCCAATTTATTCGATAATTTTTGTCTAGTACTCCGTTATTTAATTCACAAATTAATGTGTTTAATGCATTGATGCTATACAAAGTCTCGCTTTCCTTTTTGCGATTTATTGTAATTGTGTCGCTCATCCTTCCCATAGCTGTGCTAGTTGTATTATAAATACACACAATGTTATCAAGTGCTTCGGTGTATTGATAGCATTTGAGATTGATTACGTTTTCTACTTGATAAGTTTTGTGTATTTTACTAATGCAAGTAGGTAGTTCTTGTAGAGTTGTAAATGTGCAGAGTAATTGTGATTTCATCTAATGTATTAAACTTCGTCTGGTTTTTCTGAACTTATTTTCCCTAACATAGTCTGTAATACTTTAATTTGATCGTTAAGTGCTTTAATCTGCTCTTGCTTTGTTTTAATGCGTTGATCTACTTCTTTTTTCTCGGCTGCAATTTCAGCTTGTGTTTTTTCGTTAAGAGGCTTTTTAGTATACTTGATATTATTTTCTTTTAGATATTGTTCCACTTTATCTCTTAGTTTGTCTTTCAGATACACTTCTGCTGTGACGTTTATATTATTTGCTTTCATATTAATAAATATCAAATAACACTACAAAGTGTCATATTTTTGTAATTTAATCCCTTTTTTAATTTAATAGGGAATGCGTCTATATCAATACAGCTTGGTATTAGCTGATTAATAATTGCATCTATTTCATCTGGACATACATCAAATAGAATACTATCGTATGTATATAAAATAGGTACCGACCTTAATAAATAGGTCTGTAAATACTCTAATATGTTTTTTAGGACGATAGCGTTCTTTTCTGTCTCATACATTTGTATGTAATAGTTAAATAATGTATGCTCGGTTATGTCCTTATAATTAGCAATTTTAAGTCTTCTACCTGATATTAAACTATCTACATACCCATGCTCTTGCATGTGTTTCCATATCTCTTTAGAAAATGCATTTGTAGCTTGGAAAAATGGAATGTTTAAGTATTCTTTTCGGATACCTCCATAAAGCTGTCTAAAAGTATCTTCTTTAGCTTGCACTATCTGTGCTTCGGTTGGTTGATCTGTGTTATGGTAATGCTGTGCAAGATGACTGTACACATCAGCATCTCCAAAATTATAACCAATAATATCTGCAATTAGTCTTGGGTGATATGAATTAAAGTCAAGCTCTAACAATACACCATCCTCAAACCTACTAACAAAACACTCTCTTGTGCTATCTTCTTTAGGTAATGCTGCAAAGTTTATTCCTCCAAACCGATTACTAGGTCTTCCAGTTGTTGTATAAAAGTTATACTGAGTATAACACATATCACCGTTTAAAGCAAATGAGTTACCAAACACTTCCTGGAACTTATCAACATCAACCTTAATACCATTCTGTTGTATTTTAATTAGCGATTGCTTGAGTGTATTGCTATAAAAAGCTAATCCGTCTGGATGATCAAGCGAGAAGCAGTTCCTATATAATTCAGTAGTTTGCTCTTCTAACTTTGTAAGATCTATAAGTGCATTTGTTTTGAAACACTGAGAAAGCGTCCTATTGTATAACGATACCATTGGTGATTGGTGTACTTCATAACCTTTGTTAGTACAAAGATAGTGTAGCATTTCTAGATCATAATCAAACTCCTGAAATCCATTTGATAATAACAAAGCTCTATTAGTTGTGTATATTTTTTGTGTTAGGAAGTTTAAATCTGTTACATGAAACACTCCTTCTGGATGTGCTTTACTGACTATGAAAGATTCTTTTGTGGTTACATCAATGATACCAAACGCAATAATGCTAGTACAGCTGGGATGTAATCTGTTGTCTAATGGAATAGGATGTAACAACACATCTCTGCCTCTTAGTGTCTCAAGCTGTTGTACATTATCTATAATCATTACACCTAATATAGTCCTTTTTATTAGGTTTAACAACTATGTTAGGCAATTATAACTCCAGTTTTGCTATCAAATGTTTTTTTAATTATTATAGCTTTGTTCTTAAACTGCGGTCGCAACAAATTACTATCCTCGTTATTTTCAGTAAATTGAGATGTTTCACGTGAGTATTGTGTGTAATTGCTAATAACATATGGTAATCCTGGTAATTGTTGCGCAGCTACATTAACACTTGCTTTATTTGTTTGTTCTATAAAAGCTAAGGTACCAGTCAGTCTCCATCTTATTACTGCCGCAGCGTAAATTGAGTTATCTATTCCTAATAGTTTTCCTATGTTGTTAAATTGCTCATTTTTTATTTCAATAGCAAAAGAGTCTGAGCTATGTCTTTGTACAAAGTATCTAAAGTCAAATCCATCAACATAAACTCCTTCTGCTTCGTTTGGTGTATATACATACGGAATTGGTTGTCTGTACTGCTTTGGTAGTGTATTAAATTTAAAACTTCTATCGTACACAAAGTGATCTAAGTTTTGGTAGTATGCAATTAACCGCTTACTCGGTTGTAATTGTTGTGTTTGTGGCACTGGTCCAGCAAATGCAACTCCTTCTCCATTTAAGTGGTATTCTCCAATATACTCTTCTCCGGTACTTGTGGCAAGCTCGCCTCCTTTAGTATACTGATAGTTATTTGTAGTTGCAAAAGCAGAATACTTAGATGTTTTATTAAAGCTATTACGTTGTTCTAGCGCTGGATTTTGTTGTGCTACATAGTTTATAATTGCCATACTTTCTTAATTTATTATAGTGCTTTTAGCCTACACACTGTTCCTATTTTCGTAGTCCAGTCATTTGCTGTAATAGAATGATCTACCTTTGTTATTTGCCATACCATTTTACCTCTAATGGCTGGTGGAATTCGGTCACACGAAATTAATTGACTAAATCTGAATCCACCAATTCCATCACATTCAAAACTAAAGTCAAAAGGAAGCATAACACCAGCACAGTGTGGTGGTTTTGCTTCGCCTACCATTTCCCGTATAATCTCAGCACGTAATGCTTGGCAAGTTGAATCATTAATCTCATCCTTACATTGTTCTATTAACTCACTTTTAGTTGGCGGAGATTTTTTATCCGGTGTATCCACCTCGTCACAATCACAAACAGGGGTATTTTTTTTATTAGGCTCTGCTTCAGGCATTGCTTTGTTTTTCCCACTTCCTACATAAAAAGGTTGAAAAGATAAACCTTTACAGCCAGTTGCATCTCCATCATTTTTTGAGCTTGTGCCTCCCTGCTGCGTTCCTCCAGCATATAGCGCTTGTGTTTTCATTGCTCCTGTCATTTTCATCTCAAGAGAAATATTTCGTAAAGCTGAACTTTCTACCTTAGCTTTCAATTCGAATATGCCTGTATTTCCGGGTGCAAACGACTTATGATCTATAATAGAAATTGTTCCGCCGCCATCAGTTCCGCCTGCTGAATCGCAGCTTAGTTGCGTGTCACTAG